CGGCTCGTGTCCGACGGGAGCCTCGTCCGGACGGACGGCTCCAAAGAAAAGGAGGTGCTCGATGGCCAGTAAGAATATCAGCTTTGACCAGATCCCGAGCAGCATCCGCAAACCGGGAAAATACTTCGAGTTCAACACGAAGCTCGCGGTAAGGACGCTGCCGAACAACAAGCAGAGCATGCTCATCATCGCACAGCGCACATCCGCCGGCACGGTGCTTGCCAACGTGCTCACCACGGTCTTTTCCGACAAGCAGGCAGAAACCTACTTCGGGGTCGGCTCCATGGCGCACCTCATGACCAGGGCCGCGATCAAGGCCAACGCCTATCTCGATCTGTCCGTCATCGCCCTGGACGATGCCTCGGCAGGCCAACCGGCAGTGGGCACCGTGACCATAGGCGGGCCTGCAACGGTCGGAGGGGTCCTCACCCTGTATGTGGGCAATGCGAAGGTGGAGATCGCCATCACAGCGGCCGATACGGCAAGTGCCATCGCAGCCGCCCTCAAGGCCGAGATCGACAACAACCCGGCCCTTCCCGTCACGGCGGCCGTCGCAGAGGCCGTCGTCACCCTCACGGCCAGGAACAAGGGCCTGTGCGGAAACGATATCGGCCTGGCCTACAAGCTCACCAACACGACGGGCGTGACCGTGGCGATCGTCGCCATGGCGTCAGGTGCAACCAACCCGTCGCTCACCGCTGCCCTGGCGGCTGTCTTTGCCCACAAGTTCGATGTCATCGTGACACCCTACAACACTCAGACGGATCTCACGACGATCGAAACGCACCTCGACAGCGTCTCCGGGCCCATGGAGCAGCGCCCCGGCATCGGCGTCTATGGCATGAATGACGCCCTGGCGACGGCAACAACGCTCTCCGGCCAGGTGAACTCCGGCAGGATCCTCTGCGCCTACCTGCGCTACACATCGGCGACTGCCCGCAAGAGCATGCCCTGCGAGATCGCCGCGGCGATGGGCGCCGTCATGTGCTACGAGGAGGACCCGGCCAGGCCCCTCAACACGCTGGAGCTCGAAAGCATCGCTGTACCGGACATCAAGGACAGGTTCTCCAGGACGGAGCAGGAAAACCTGCTCTATAACGGGGTGACGCCCATCGAGGTCATCAACGAGACGGTCCAGATTGTGCGGGCGGTAAGCACCTACATCCAGGACGCCCAGGGGATCGATGACGTGTCGCTCCTGGACATCACGACGATCCGCACGCTGGATTACGTGCGCAAGGCCTGCCGGGAGCGCATCGCGCTTCGCTTCCCCAGGGAGAAGCTCTCAAGCAAGACGCCGGCGAAGGTCAGGACGGAACTCCTCGACGTGCTTCTCAAACTTCAGGACCTCGAAATCGTAGAGGAGGTGGAGGCAAACAAAGACGGTTTGATCGTCGAGCGGGATCTGCAGGACGTGAACCGTCTCAATGCGAAGATCCCCTGCGACGTCGTCAACGGGCTGCACATCTTCGCCGGCAGGATAGACCTGCTTCTGTAAAAAGACAAGGAGGCCAGACATGGCGGAATATGTATCACGAGTGCTTCTGGAGATAAACGGTCAGTCCGTGGAGGATTTCAACTCCGTGACCGAGAAGGACATCGAGGTCGCAAAAGAGGTCAAGCTCATGCACAAGACCGGCGTCGTGAAGGTGACACCCCGCTACGGCGTGTCCGTGGAATACGTGGTGCCCCTCGATGCGCCGGAGTTCGACTTCGAGGGGGTCTCGGACGGCACGCTCACCATCGATCTCGAGAACGGGGTCCGCAAGACCTATACGGGCGTGTATCCCCTCAAGATCGGCGACACGAAGTATGACGGCGACAAAGAGGCGACGAGGACCATCGATTTCATCGCGGCGAAAAGGACGGTATCATGATAACGGAGAAAGGTACACTCATCGTAGGCGTGGAGTATGACGGAAAAAGGCACAAGGAATTTACGCTGCGTCCTCAGCTGGTGCGTGATTCCATCGAGGCCATGGAAGATGACAGGGCGAGGACGAATGAAAGTTATCTCGGCCTGATCGTGCTTTCGAAACAGCTTGTGTGCGTGGGAGACATCCCGCCCGATAAGATCTCTCCGGCGATCCTCATGGACATGCACGCCACGGACATGGAGGTTGTCAACGACGCTTTGAGGAGGCTGCAGGAAAGGCTCAAATCGTTTCGAGGCGAAGGCGAAACCGCTGAGAAAGATAACCCTGGCGCTGATGAAACTGGGCTTCCGGCCGGACGAGATCAAGGCCATGCCTGAAACCGAGGTCGACGGGTACCTCAGCGCCCATAACGAGATTGTCAACCCTGCAAAAGAGAGGACCTATGTTGTACGAAAAGGCAAATCCAAAGGGCGCACCAGATGAGAAATCCAGCCGCGGCGGGGGTGAATATCCAGCCTGTCAGTCCATACGCCGTGGCTGAAAGAATCGGGTACCCGGCCAGATATCCCAGCGCTGCCGACAGAATACCGCCGAGCAGAAACAAGGTGCCGAGGAGCATATGAAACCAGCGCATACGCATGATGAGGGCAAACAAAGCCATGCCTGCCATAAGGCCGGCATAGGGGGAAATAATGTCTGATGTCATGAAACTTGCCATCGAGATCACCGCCATCGACATGCTCTCGTCAGTGATAGAGCGCGTCAAGCGTTCTGTCCTCAGTATAGGCAGGGCCACGGGCAAAGTCAAACAGGACTTCGACAGCATGACCCGACACATCACGGCGGGCCTGAAGGCTATCGCGGTAAGCAGCTATGCCCTGAACAAGATCAAACCGGGAGTTGCGGCGGCGGGAGACATGCAGGAAGCGATCATTGCCGTGAAGCTCAACCTGATGGAGGCAGGAAAGAACGCGAATGATCTCAACGCCGAGCTCGCCCGGGTGAGGAGCACCGCTGTTGACGTATCCAAGGTAGCGCCATTCTCCGCCCAGGAAGTGGTGGAGATCCAGAACACATTCCTGAAGGCAGGCCTCGCATTGCAGGATGTAACTGCAAAGGGAGGCGCAGCATGGGCCGCGACCGCGCTCGCCACCATCTCGAAGGAGGCCCCGGCCACGATCGCCGATGCCATGGTGATGATGGCGGTTCCCTTCAATATCAAGGGCGGGCAGTTCGGCGATCTGGCAAACTGGCTGCAAAAAGTCGATGCGGCGAGCGTTACCACCATCCCGGAGCTTATGGAGGGTATGAAATACGTCTCCGGTACCGCCGCCATGATGAAGGTCTCCTGGCAGGATACCCTGCAGGCCCTGGGCGTCATTGCGCAGTCGGGTTTGCGTGGCTCCATGGGTGGTACGGCTCTCAATGATTTCTTATTGAGACTCACAGGCACGTCGAGGGAAACACGGAGGATCATGAAGGAGCTCAACGCTTTCCTGGCTCGTGAAGGAGGCGGGAAGCTTGAGTTCTTCGACAAATCGGGAAAGATGAAGGGTCTGCCGGTAATCATCAACGATTTACGGCAGGCTATGACCAAATTGAATGATAAGCAAAAGGTATTCGTTATGGAAAAGATATTCGGCGAACAGGGCGGAAGGGCCGCGCTGGCGCTTATCAAACATGGTGAAGGTTCGTGGGAGAATATCGGGAAGAACGCACCGAAACAGGCCGATCTCATCGACAAAATGACCGAGGCTCTAAAGGGCTTTAACGCCTCCCTCAAGGCCACCGGGGGCACTGCCCGCACCACATTGGGCCAGCTGTTTCACCCCCTGCTCGATCCCCTTACAAGGGTCTCTGACCTGCTCAACGATATCCTGGCAAAGATCGGCCAGGTCGCCGAAAAGTCGCCCGGCATCACAAAGGCGGTCTCATACGGAACGGCGGGGCTTGCTGCGGGAGCCGGAGCATACGGCCTGTGGAGGCTCGGCCGCGGAGTTGCGGCAGGATCGAGGGTGCTCAAGGGTGTAGGAGGGATGAGGGGCATTCTCGGCGGACTCGGCAGTACCGCCGCGGGAGTCGCTCAGGGCAAGGCCGTGGAGGCCGCCACGGGCGTGACCCCGGTCTTTGTCACCAACTGGCCGGCGGGCGGGAGTTCTGGCGCTGTATCAAGTGATACCACTGGCACAACGATTGGGAGCGGATTGGCCGCCGGAATACTCAAGGGGGTGGCGGCCGCCGCAATAGGGTATGCCATAGGTACCGCCATTAACTACGGGTTGAGCAGGACTATCAAATGGGCCACAAACGGGAAATCCAATAACCTGGGAGAGCTTATATATAGCAAGTCTTCCCATGCCTATGCATCCCAGCTCCGGCAGAATTATCTGGATAAGCTTTCAACAGATCTTATGCAGGCAAAACGCGCCGGAGATAAGGAACGGATGCAGGACATCAGAAACGAGATCAATATAGCGCTGACCGTCGATCAGAACGGCCGGCCCATCGTCAGCGTCGACGACATGAAAGCTAACGTAAAGGCGAACATCAAGACGATGAACCGGGGGAACTTCTAATGGCCGCGGAAGACGCTTACCCCTCCAAACTGACACACACGTCCGATGCGGGGCCGACATCATTCGACCTGGAGATGGAGACCCTTGAGGATAATTTCGAGCTGGCGATCGCCCGGCACGAGTTTCCCTACCGCGACGGGGCCGATCTTGACAACATGGGACAGAAGGCCCGCGTGATCCGGGTGCGGTGCTACTTTCTCAATGACCGTTACGACGAGCATAAGACCCTCCTCGAACACCT